ACAAACCCTGGCGCGGGGTGGAGCAGCCCGGTAGCTCGTCAGGCTCATAACCTGAAGGTCACAGGTTCAAATCCTGTCCCCGCAACCAAATATTCTTGTAATATCAAATAGATAGAACCCGACCTAAACAGTCGGGTTTTTGCCTGTTCAGTTTACATCAACGCCACATCAACACCGCCACAGAAAAACCGCACCGGCACGCATACTCCGGTATTCGACGACGTTGGCGGGTAATGAACTACAACGCGCGGTTGCGCGCGAATCCTGAACCCGGCATCATCGACCAGTAGTTTCGAACGATGGATTGACGATGAAGGATTTTGGCCCCGGCTTCCCTGAATGGACGGAACTCGGACAGGATGGCGGCCTTGACCCGCTGGGTATGCAGCGCCCCATTGAAGCGATCTATCAGTCGCTGCTGCCAGGCATCAGCACCATCACACTTCGCTTCCGATACTATTCCTTCTTCGTCTGGATGCTTGAGGTTTACGCAAAAGAGGAACGCAACACGGATCCAGCTGCGTTCCGGGTGTTCCAGCGTCGCTGCGAGACCGTTTTTGCATTGATTTGTGCTCGTGGGTCTACAGAGCTGGGGGTCGCAGGGATCGACTGGGCGCAGAAGCAGCTGGCGGGCTTGGCCGATCAAGCCGATGGCGACGTGATCGTCGATTTCTCGGTTGGTGCGGACCCTGAAGCGGAAATCTCGCAACGCTATCTGCGAAACAAGGGCGGTGCCTTTGGCGGCATCTACGCCACGCAGATGTTCGAAATGGGGCTGATCACGCTCGGCAATGATCGGAACCCGATCTCTGTATGCACGAACCGTGCGCTTCCTCTCGCGGAGGCCTTCGGTGCCGAAATCGGGGACCTTGCCTCGATCTTCCTCGACGCAGTCAGAGCGGGCCATGTGTCCATCGCGGATCTTGATCGCATGTCGGCGCTGAAGCCGTCGGAGATTGTGCCAAGCAGCGCAGAGCATGGCTTGTTGGTTGATGTTCTGCTGGGAAAGGGCGCGAAGCCGTCTGCCCCCGACATGCTCCGGCGATCAACGACCATCATGCTTCTGCAATTGATCGAAACGCTCCAGGATGTGCCGCGCGCGGAGACCGTGAAATGGGAGTGGTTCGGCGCAGGGAAGGCGGCCGACAGCAGCGAGGCGGCACCCGATGAGGTTCGCACGCTTTGGGCCCTGTATCAGGCCTGCGATCTGATGCGCCTCGCCTATGAGAACGTCCTCGATCTGGCCCTCGACATGCTGATGCAATCGCCCACCCGTCGCATGTCGCTCGACGCGTTGGTCGCCGAACTGCTCGACCACGCCGATGCTCCAGACGATATGACGTGGCGAGAGTTTTCGGACAGCCTTGTTGCAGACGCTGCCCCTGCTGAAGCCGCACGTCATGCCGATCTGGCAATGAACGAAGCGCGGGCAGCGGGTGATCGCTCCAGGCAAATGCAATCCGTCGTCGCGCTTGTCGCGGCTTTGAGCGCCAGAGCGGCAGCGTTCGGGGATGTGTTGGACCAGGCATTGAATGCGCCAGACCATTTCCACTCGCTCCGGACGGAGAGCCGTTTCCTCCGGGACCGACGTAATGGCAGTGCGCGCAGCGTCGTTGAGGCCATGTTCCGTGAACGTGTCTTGAAACGCCACCTCTGGGTCGCGTCCCGGAAATTCCGAAACCAGAAGGCCTATACCTTCCTTATGGAGCCCGAAGAAGGCGTCTTGCGGTACCGCGACCGCTTCCGTGTCTCGCCGAGCAGTCCTCGCCTGGAACAGGCGATGGGCTTCCTGCGCGACGTAAAGTTGCTGCATGACGCGCGAGTTTCAGACGTGAAGGGGCTGACTGAATTTGGCCGGGCGGAGTTGCGCGCGGCATGAGATATTATGACACCTTTGCCGAAAGCGGCTTTCACTCAGCATTCTTGACGACCTATGCCTTCGGCGCCCAGGCATTTGAGGACATTCCATTCTCGCGGCTGCGTGGATCCGGTTGCCGTAACATAACCGTTCTGGCTGATCGCCAGATGGTCAATCAGTCCTTTGCCGAGTACGGACCGCCAAAATTTGCGGGCACCAGTTACCATCTGGTGAAGGCCGACGCGCCGGGTGCTTTTCATCCCAAGATCACTCTTCTGATCGGGGCGAAGAAGGGCAGGCTGCTGATTGGTTCGGCAAATCTGACGGCGCTCGGGCTGGGTGGAAACAAGGAACTTGTGGCAAACATTGCCTATACACCTGAAACACCGGACCATGTCCGTCACTTCGCCGAAGCCCTCGCCTATATCCGCCGGAATGTCCCCGCAGACGATTTGTGGGTTTCCACTGCGATTCAGCGCGCGTTAAGGGCTGCGCCATGGCTTCGCCAAGCGCTTGAAGCAGCGACGCCGCCCGACGAGATGCCTGGGTCCGAGGTCGCACTTTTGCTTGACCGACCAGGTACAACAATACTCGATCAGATCGTTCGGCTCGTCGGGGATGATCCGATAGAACGGCTGATTGTTGTGTCGCCCTATTGGGACACGAGACTCGAGGGACTGGCCCGCCTGCGGACAGCGCTGGCGACGCCGCCGACCGACCTGCTGATCGAAGCCAGAACGACCGGTTTCCCAAAATCAGAGCTGCATCGGTTCACCGACATTGGTCTGTTCGACGTCGATCCGTCGGACAGCAAGAGATTTGTTCACGCCAAGCTTTTGATCGCGCAAGGACGCGCGTGGGATCACGTCATTTCCGGGAGCATGAATTGCACACTGCCTGCACTGGTCGGGCCTTCCCTTCCGCGAGGTAACGCCGAGGCCGGCGTCTACAAGCGCGTGCCGTCCGGGACGGCCATTGCAGCCCTTGGCTTGGAAACCTATCGGGCCGCACCGGTGCAGCCGAAGGACCTGCTCGATATGGCGGAACTGAAGTCAGCCGCCTCTGCAGTGCGTGAATATGTCGATGGAGGAACGATCACCCTTCAGTCGGGCCGTTTGATCTGGACACCTCCATCCACCGGCACGCCACGCCGGGCTGTATCGTTGGTCTTGCACGACCGTGACGGGGCGCAATTCGGTGCGCCGATGGCCCTCGCCACCTATGACGCTCTCGGTTGGCGGATCGATGTCGACACTGACCGCCCGAAATCCGGCGTGATTCATTTTGCTGATGGCACGGAATCCGCCCCGGTTCAGATCGTCGATCTGGATGTTTTGGCAGTCAGGACGCAGCCGCCTGCGCAGGGCCGCAAGAAGTCGCTGACCGATTTCCTTGCCGAAGCAACTGATTCGGACCTCGTCATCTACGAAATCTATATTGAGCTCGAGTCGCTGGAAATCGAGGAAAACGCCGCAGGCACCGACCTTCCGGGCCAGTTGGTGCCGACAGCGGCCACGGCATCCGCAGCGCAGAATTACGCGATCCTGCCCTATGAAGAATTCGTGCGCGCGCGGACGACTGCCATGACGCAGGGGGGACTGATATCAGGCTTGTTCCACGCCCGCCATGACAGCGCGGCGAACTCGCTCAGCGCAACTTTGAACCGCCTAATCGGACTGGTTGGCGCAGACCTGGATGCAGCTGAAGACAGGGAGTTGAATGCCATTGGGGCAATGGATTTTCGAATGACGGAACCCGTAGGTGCATCTGACGCCGAGCCGCTTTTGCCGATGGATGACGCCCCCAAACCAGTTAAGGCCTCCAAGCAGACGGTGGCGACCGCAAAGAAAATGCAGGATGCCGTCCAGGCATTCGAGGGCCGATGCAGGTCGCTTATCGGCAAGCCGATCGGCACCGCCGAGCTTGTGCGGCTTCGCGCACTACTCCAGATAATTTTGCGTCACGCGCAGCCGATCAAAGGTACTCCCGCCCCAGACCAGATACTGCCAATTCACACGAAGGACGGCTATGACTGGCCGCGACTTGTGGGACGGCTGCTCCGGCAGCACTTTGGCACGGCGCGGGCGCTACAAAATCTGCGGGTGGAGCAAGACGAAACTGAGCAGAAGCGGGTTCTCGAGTATTTGGCCATGGCAGACTGGGCCGCGAAGGCAGCTGCAATGGCGGTAAAATCACATCCGAAGGCGGCTGACTTGCGGGTGCCGCTGGACGGGCTCGCCAAGACACTTCAGGCCCAAGTCGAGTTGATCCTCGGGACTGTCGCAGAAGACGGGCAGTATTTTGGTGAACTTCGCGCGAAGCTGGACGAACGATTTTCCGACCGCATAGGGTTGACGAAAGCACAGCTTGGCGCTCACCTGAAGTCAGCTTGATCTGGTCTTGCAGGGAGGAAGGTCAGTGTTTCCTGCTATGCGACGGCCGGGACGAGAGTGCACAAATGTGCCCATTTCCACCCGCGACAGGACATTGCGGCACGTGCCATCATTACCGCGCAGCGAATTCCTGCCGCTCCTTGAAAACGTGAATCCGTGAAACGGGCCGGGCTTGGCTCTGCGGTTGAGGCGTCTGACGCTTCCCACGGGCCACATGCCCGGCCCGTTATTCATCTGCAAGCGCGCGCCTGGTCGCGAAGGACGGCGTAGTCGCCAAGCATCCGAACGACCATCGCCCCTTCTGGCAGGGCTTCAACCTCGGCTGCGGCGCGTGCCTGATCGGCGACGCTGTACTCGACGACTGGCGGGCAGGGTGCCAGTGCGTCAGAACTGACCGTCGCGCAGGCGCTGAGCCAGAGCATCGCGATCAGCGGGGCGGCGGCTGGCGGCGTCCAGCATCTGGCGTTGGATTTCATGGTTTCTCTCCGATGTTGAAAGGCGTTCCGCCAGCCGACCGGCGCGCTCACCGGTGCGGCGGAAGTTCAGCACCAACAGGGCGACGGTGAGGGCGGTCAGCAGCAAGCCCAGCGCTTTGCGCGCGGGGCTGCTGGCGAGGAGCGCGGTGATCCAACCCATCAGCGCTGGCCCCGTTTCCAGTCGTCGATCCGGGCGTGGATTGCGACAGCAATGCCGATCAGCGCCACGGCGATGAAGGCCCAGCGCAGGGTGTCGAGGTAGGGCACCAGCGGCAGGATGGCGGATTGGGTTTCCGCCAAGACGTCCTGCGCCACTTCGACACCGGCGGCACCGACCGTGGCGATGCCCGCTGCCCCGCCACCCTTCAGCGTGCGGCTGTCGGCCAGCACCTCTCGGGCGGGAGCCACCTCCTGCACGAAAGGCGTGGCGCGTGGCGCGAAGGGTTCGCCCCAGGACCTCGCAGGCCCAAGGTCGATGTGCATGAAGCCCGAGCGGGGATAGGTGCCGAAACCGAGAAAGCCCACGGCGCGGGCGGCTTCGGCGAATACCACCGGATCGTGGTTCGACATCGCAATGTCGAAGGCAGTGCCAAGCATATGCTTTGACGCCGGGGCCCCGCCAACGGCGCGGTTATGGCTCGGGCTGCGATAGCCGGAACGGACGATCAGCGGTTTGCCGAGGCGATTGCGCAAAGACTGCAGCTTGTCCATCGCCTCGGTGTTGATCTTGATCGCGCCGGTGCCGCGGCAGGCGATCTCGGCCGGGGAAAAGCTGGGCCAGCGCCAAGCGGATTCAGGCACGTCGCGGAAATGGGCATAGGTCGTGGTCGGCATGATGGTCTCCAGAAATGCAAAACCCGCCTCGGGGGCGGGTGGGGGACAGATTCAGTGGTTGGTAGGTGGTTCAGTCGGTGCGGCCGCGCTGGAAGGCCTCGAACATCAGATCCCGCATGGCGCGGATGTCGGTCTCGATCCGCTCCAGCCGGTCGGCATCGGCCTTGCGGTCGTCGGCGCGCATTCGATCAATCCGTTCGCGCTCGAGGCTGAGTTCGCGGTCCAGCCGCTCCAGCATGGCCTCATTGGTAAAGGCTTTGCGGGTGACGGTTGCGGCAACGGCGAGGCACCCGCCGACCAAGGCTGTAATGGCGGCGGTCAGTCCGTTTTCGCGGAAGGCCTGGCCGACCTCCTGCAGGATGGTGGTGCGTTCGGTCATGATGGTCCTTTCAATAATCGGTCTCAACGTAGAGGCCCGCGCAGTCATAGGCGACGGCGGCAGCTGTCGCGCCGGTGTTCAGGTAAAGGCGCGGCGACAGGAATTGCGCGTTGGCGGGCAGGTCGGCGGTGATCTCCTGCTCGAAGACCGCGCCCGTGACTTCGTTCACCGCCCGCACCCAGGTCGAGCTGCCATTCGGCGGGGCGGCGATGAACAGGGTCAGCACACCGCCGGTGGCGATGGCAAAGGCCGCGCCCATGTCGGTCAGGGTCGGTGCGCCGGTGCCGTCATTGGTAACCAGTTGCCAGTTGGCATGGGTGCCGCGCTGGAAACCGATGCCGATGCAGTTCAGCACGGTGGCCAGCGTCAGCGTCGTTGCCAGCGCGGTGGTTGACCCGTAGAGGCCGAAAAAGCCCATGCCGGTCGCCTGCAAGGTCGTCAGCGAAAGCCGCGTGACGAAGGTCCAGCCGCCAAGCCCCGCCGCATTGCCGCGCCAGCATGCCCAGCCCGCGGAGAATTGTTCGGCGACTGAATTCACGACAGCGGCCGAGGTGAGACGCCAGCGCCGCATGCTGGCGGCGAGGTTGGTGGCGGCCAGCGTGGGATGCGAAACGGTGCCGACGTTGGTAATGGGCAGGCCCTCGGTGGTAATCACCGTCGTTATCGACGGCGACCAGTTGGCAATCCGGTTCACCCCGAAATGTGGCTGCAGCGGAAAATCCCGCCCCGAGGGGCGCATCACATCGATCCACGGCGCCCCGGCGCGGTTGCGGGCGTAAACCGAGGCCTTGCCGGTTGGCGGTGGGGTCGGGGCGGCGTTCAGCCCCGGCAGGACGGTCGGCTGGGGCAGTTCCACCTGGCCATTGGTGCGATCCACCACGATGGCATCGAAGAAGCTGGAGCCGTTCGGGCTGACCTTGAAGCCGAAGTTGTCGTTGCCCAAGAGGCCGATCAGGGCGCGAACCGAGAAGCCGGTCTTGAAGGCGAAGGCCGCATCGTTCGCCGGTGCTGCCTTGTTGACCGTCGCTTCGATCCCGGCGCCTGCGTTGTTCAGCAATACCGCGGGGGTGTTCATCGACAGTCGGTTGAAGCTGTCCGCCATGGCACCGCCGAGGCCCAAGAGCTGGGCGGTCAGGTTCGCCTGGGGCATGCCGACCTGCGTCACGGCATTGGCGAAGGTCACCGTTGGCGTGTTCACGACCGTCGTGCCCCCGGCCCCAGCCGTCGCCGAGCCGATGTTGACGACCGTCGTGGATCCAGACGCTCCGCCCGTCCCGAGGTTCAGGGTCTTGGTCACGCCGGTAGGATTGACCCCGATGCCCATCCCGTAGGTCGCCGTGGTGGTTGCCGTGCCGATGCTCGCGGCGGCCGCCGAAACTGTCAGCGTGCCTGAGGCGGTCAGCGTGCCGGAGAAGGTCTTGTCGCCAGTGAATGTCTGGGTGCCCGCGAGGATTGCCAGCTCGCTGGAGGTGTTCGGCAGATTGAACGTCCGGGTGGTGCCGGTGCTGATACCCGACAGCGAAAACACCGCCTTCCTGGTCGGATCGGCATCGTTCACCAGACTGAACACGGCGTCCGATGTATCCACCGGCTCGCCGACAAGGTTCCAGGCGCTGCCATTCCAGACGACGAAGGCCTGTTCCGCCGCGATCCAGGCCAGCCATCCCGGGCGGGGCGCCAGCCGCATCCAGACGCCATCGACCCAGAAGGCCACGTTCAGATCCCAACCCGCCCAGAGGCCGGTGGCGGCCGAGGCGACGATATGGCGGTCGCCGTCGGCGGGGCTGGCGGGCGGCGTGGTGCGGGTGCGGTCCAGCACCGACAGCTGAACCATCGCATCCAGCAGGCGCAGCGCCTCGTTGTGGGTGACATGCTTTTGCGCCTGCGATGCCAGGATATAGGGCAGCAGGAGATGGGTGGTGATATCGGACATGATTGCTTTCAGAAGGTGAGGGTGACGGATCGCGCAGCACCCCGGCCGATCAGGGCGGAGAGCTGATGGATGCGGATCGCGAGGGATTGGCCGTGGCCGACAGGTGCGCCCCAATCGGCGGTCTGCTGGGCGGCGCTGTAGAGGGCAGCGGTAGTCGTGGTGGTCAGCGTGCGCTTGACTGTCCCGCCGTCACGGATTTCCACCTCATAGGCTTCGCTGTCTTCGGCCAACGGAACGTCGCCCGCGCCCCAGGTGTCGGCAGCCAAGGATCGTGACCGGCGCGTCCAGCGGATCATCAGATCGCCCGGGCTGCGCGCGATGCGCCATGGCTGTTCGACATGGCCCACCGCAAAGGGTCGTAGCCCAGCGCCCTCGGGGGTGAAGGATGTGGCGACGAAGGTCTCGTCGCTGGCAGGGCGCGACGCCGGGCCGATGCGCCAATTCCATGGCAAGTCCAGATCGGCCTCGGCGATGGGTAGGGAAGCGATGGCGGTGTCGAGAACCACCACCCGCGCGCCGGTCGGCACCATGCTGACCACGGCACCTTCCGTTCCACGCTGGCCACGCAGCAATCGGGTCAGACGATAGCGTCCTGGCGCGATAAGCTCGGCATTCCCGGCTTGAACGATCTCCCACTGCCCAGCGCCGGTCTCGACGGCCAGAGCATTGGCCCCGCCGAGGAGGGTGATATCGGTGACGCTCTCCAGCGTGCCAGAATAGAGATCGACCACAAGCGCATTGCCAAGATCGAAGCGCGACACCGGCCCTGCATAGAAATCCGCCGCCAACACACCCACGCGCGCCCGCGAGCTGAAGGTGGTCAGCAGCGCAAAGCCATCCGTCGCGGCGCTGCGGTAGACCGCAATCTCACCCGGCCATGGCCTGGCATGTGCCGCGACAAAGGGCCGGTGCGCAGGCTGATCCTCGCGCAGCTGCGGCAGGTCCAGCAGGATGATATCCGGCGCGCCAAACACCGTGGGCGTCGAGAGCGTGGCGGGTCGCGGTTCTCCGGGTGGCAGATCATAGACCGCGCGATCCTGGCGCACGGCGTCGACGCTGCGCAGGTCCGAGTCCGCGATGGACACAAGCCGCATCTCGGTCAGGCGGCCATCGTGATCGAGCAGGATCACGTCGCAGGGATCCAGCGCCAGACGCGAGGGTGGCAGGCGGAACACGGCACTTTCGCGGCCAACCCAAGCCTCCATCAGCGCGCGGCGGCAACGACGTTCGGCTTCCTCGGGCGGGATCGCCATCGGAAAGGATTCGGACGCGATGCGGGTGGTGTCCACCGTGATCCGCCGTGCCTCGACCTGTGCGGCGTCATAATCCTCGTCGGCGCGGGCAACCTGCCACTTCAAGGCTTGCGGCAGTTCGGTTTCTTGTGCCCGGGTCAGTTCCATCACGTCGCCCTGTGCCGAGGCGGGGGCCACCATGCTGTCGGGAGTGACCAGGGCGCTGGCGATGCGGCCGCGCATCAGGAAGCGGATGCGGCCTTCACTCTCGACGGCATCGAAGCCGAAATGCCGTGCCAGCGTGGAAATCGACGCACGCGGCGCTTCCAGCGCCGAAATCACATAGCCCTCGACCGCGCCCCAAAGGCCGGAGACGTCGATCAATTCTTCGGGCATCCCGGCGCGCAAGCAAAGGTGCCGTACCAGTGCCGCCAAAGACACGGCCCCCAGCCGACCGGTCAGCCAATGCCCCAGCCGCCAGTTCGGTCCGTCGGTCCAGACATCGGTCAGCTCTGGAAAGAACGGATAGGGGCGGGCATCCCAGGTCCAGGCGGCGCATTCGGGGACACGCACCATCCGGTTTCCGTAGACTGAGGAGATCGGGTTGTTGGCCGATGCGCCCCAGAACAGATAGGTCGCCTCGAGATAACCCCGCTGGATCGCGTCATCGCGCCAGCCGCGCGAGAAGTAGGGGGTGAAGCTCTCTGACGATTTCGGGTCGAAGAACACGTTGGGCTGGTTGGTGCCGCGGTCAATCGCCGGGCAGCCCAGTTCGGTGAACCAGATCGGCTTCGATTGCGGCACCCATGCTGTGGGCGTGCCGCTTTCCACCCCGCCGGGCCGGTTGAAATGCGGGTTTTGCCACCAGGCGCGAAGATCCTTGAAGCGGAACACCCAAGGCTTTGCAGCAGCACCGTCGGTGATCGGCGTGCGGTTCTGCACGGTTCGATCAAGGGCACTGGCATAGAACCAGTCGAACCCCTCGCCACCGGTGATGTTGGATTGCAGATAGGCGCGGTCGTAGATCGCAGGCGCCAGCGCGGCATCGGCATGATCGAACCCGTCCCGCCAGTCTGACAGCGGCATGTAGTTATCGATGCCGATGAAGTTGATGTTGGCATCCGACCAGAGCGGATCGAGATGGAAATACACATCGCCGCTGCCATCTGCAGGGTGGTGGCCGAAGTATTCCGACCAGTCGGCGGCATAGCCGATCTTGGGTCCAGCGCCGAGGATCGCACGCACATCAGCCGCGAGAGCCTTGAAGGCGGTGACGCCGGGATAGATGCTGGCGCCCGAGCGGATCGTGGTCAGGCCGGGCATTTCCGATCCGATCAGAAAGGCATCGACGCCGCCTGCCGCTTTGTACAGATGCGCATAGTGCAGGATCATCCGGCGCAGCGACCACTCCCCGACGGGGCCGGTCCAGCTGACAGTGGTGCCTGACACGCTGAAGTTGGCGGGCGTGGCGGTGCCGAACAGCGCCGATACTTGGGTCGCCGCCGTCGCAGTCTTGTCTACCGATCCTGCAAAACCCGCAGCGGGGGAACATGTGATCCGCCCCCGCCAGGGGAAGGTAGGCTGGCCAGAGGTGGCGGCATTGGCACTGTAGGGATTGGGCTTGGTGTTGCCGGGGGGCACGTCCAGCAGCAGGAAGGGATAAAATGTGACGCGCAATCCGCGGGCCTTCATCTCCTGAATCGCCTGCACCACCGCGAAATCCGCAGGCGTGCCGCCATAAACCGGACGGTCTTCAGCATCGCGACTGACCAGAAACGCACTCGCACGGCTGACGCCGTTTACGACCCAAGCCGAGGGCGTCGTCGTCTTGGTGTCCACCTCGACGCCCGGCCGCACCTTGCAGTTCCCGGCGCGCAGATCATCGCCGAACCATGCCACCACGAGGCTGACGCTTTCCACAGAAGGGGCCAGGGACTGCAGCCGGTCCAGTGCCACCACGATGTCGGCCGTGTCGGTGATCGCGTTCAGGTTTTCGGCCACCGTCGCGCCGCCGGAGCCGGTGGATTTCTTGACTGGCGCGGTCGCATAGGTGAACTCGCCCGATGCCGGGATCATCGTCACCGCTTTCACCAGCCCCTCTGCGGTGTCGGGATCGGCCAGCGGGCGAAACACCTCGAAACTGATCTGCGGCAGGCGGTTGCCGAAAGCGCTGAGGTTCAGTTCCTCGAACACGACATAGGCGGTGCCGCGATAGCCGGGGGTGTTGGCGGCACCCATTTTTGCAGCGATGAAGGGATCGGGGGACTGAACCTCGTCACCCGGATACCAGCGCCAGGTGACGCCGGTCATGTCCATGGCCTTGCCGTCTGCCCAGACGCGCCCAATGCCGGTGATCTCGCCCTCGCACAACGCGACTGCGAAGCTGGCGAAGTAGAGGTATTCGGTGGTCGTGACCTTCGGCCCGCTGCCCTTGCCGCCGCCCTGGCTGGTCGTATTGACCTCCTCGCGGAAATCCGTGGCCCAGATGATATTGCCACCGATCCGCATCCGGCCGAACAGGCGCGGGATCACGGCCCCTTCAGTGGATGAGGTGATGCGCAAGCTGTCGAGCCGCGCGCCCTCGATGCGTTGGGCCGGGGCGAGGGACGAGACGATCCAGTTGTCGACGACCGACCCGATGGTGGAGCCGATGAAGCCGCCTATTGCCGCGCCGGAAAAGCCGAGGATGGCACCGCCAAATGCGCCGCCAATCGCGGAGCCGACGGCGCCGAGAACAAGAGTTGCCATGTGTGAGGTCTCAATCTCTTGGGAACAGGAAGGCGAAGGCGATTTTGCGCCCCCATGTCGGGGTCAGGACTTCCTCGACGACGCCGAGGCATTCATAGGCGTGGATGAAACGGTCAGGCGCGGTCAGGATTCCGACATGCTTGGCGATGGCGCGCGGGGCCATGCGGAACAGGATAAGAGCGCCGGGGATGGCGTCGGTCGGGCTGATTTCCGACATCATCGCACGTGCCCCGCCCGCCAACACCTCACGCGGCCCGGTCTCGCCCCAATCCCGGCTGTAGGGCGGTATCGGGAATGGCTCGTCGCCGACAACCTCCCGCCAGACGCCACGCGCGAGGCCGAGGCAATCGCAGCCGACACCGCGCAGACTGGCCTGATCGTGATAGGGCGTGCCGAGCCAGCTGCGGGCGGTGGCGATGACCAAGGCGGGATCAGCGCAATTCACAGCACGTTTCCTTCGTGGCCGCCGTCCTGGCTGGCATAGCGTAGGACCGCATCCTGGCCCGGGATGTAGGGAAAGCCCCGGAAGTTGGCGACATTGGCGAACTTGGCGCTGCAAGTCGCGATGCGCTTGTCGCAGCCCGCCCGCGCGACAAAGCTGTCGCCCTCGGCGATGGCGCGTACTGGCGCTTCCAGCAAGGTCAGGCTGGCGATGCCTCCATCGAGCCCGTGTGCCAGCACCTCGGTGACCCGCTCGGTATTTGCACCGCTGGTCCAGGTTAGTGTGCCGGAAGTGAACCAGCCCGCGTCAAACCCGGCGAGGCCAGACGCCATGAACGCCCGGTCGCGAAGCAAATCGGTGACAAGGCCGGTGCCCTTGTAGATCGCGTTTTCCAGATCGATGCCGCAGCGCGCATCGCCCAAACGCGCATCGCATCCCGCCTGAAACGTCCGCCCGACAGTCTGGCCCAGCACATGCGCCAGCGACCTGACCTCTGCGACGAATGCCATGCGGCCGCGCCGGATTTGCCCGACCGCGCCCCGGCGCAGGAGCACACGCTGGCCGGTGTCGGCCCAGTTCACGCGCCACAACTCGACCGAGGCATTGTCCCAGCGCCCGTCAAGGATGTCGGTTTCGGTGATCCGGTCCGAAGTCAGCACGCCGGTCGCGTCCT